GAGCCGATCGGCGACCTCGACCTCCGGGCCTACTCCGCCGACCGGGCGAAGCAGTGGGGCGCCTACGGCTGCGGCGGCAAGGGCGACGGCGGCCGGCTGGACGGCGTCGCGAAGCGGCACCCGGCGACCCATATCGCCCTCGTGACGACCTGGGACGAGGCCGCCGCCGCGGTCGAGTCCGGATTTCCGATCCCGGTCGCCTCGATGCAGGGATTCACGAACACCCGCAACGCGCAGGGCTACGCCGCGGCTTCCGGCCAGTGGGCGCACGAGATGTGCTTCGTGGCCGTCCGCTACCAGCGGAACGGCTCGCCGTCCGACGCTCTCCTCTGCCTGAATTCCTGGGGGCCGAATTGGATCACCGGCCCGAAGTGGCCCGCCGACATGCCCGACGGCTCGTTCTGGGTCGAGCGGCGAGTCGTGGAGCGGATGCTCGCCCAGGAGGACTCGTTCGCGGTCGGGTCGATCGCCGGCTTCGGCTGGCGCGACCTGCACCACGGGAACTGGATGACCCCCGCGCCGGAGGCTGGCCGATGACCGTCACGTTCACCAAGCGGCATGCGATCTACGCGGCGGCCGCGGTTCTGTTTCTGTTCTGGTTCTCGGCCCCTGCCCGTGGGCCGTTCTCGCCGGCACCGTTCATCCCGAGCCCGTTCTCGCCCCAGCCCGACCGGCCCGTCCTGCGGGTGATCGCGCGGCTCGCGAAGACGTTCCTCTGGGTGGCGCTCGTGGCCGACGGACCGCCGGCCGACGCGGCCGAGTACCAGACCGTCCGGGCCCGCGTCGGGGACGACGGGCACCAGGTCCTCGAGCATGGCAGGGGGTGGTGATGTTTTCTGGAATCTGGAACGCGTTCCTCGCGTGGCTCGTCTGGCTCTCGGCCGACTCGGCCGCGATCGACGCGGAGGCCCCGAAGGCCGCCGCCGCGGTGGCCGCCGCCAGGGCGAGCCTCGCGGTGGACGCCGCGCCGCCGGCGCCCCCGGCTCCGCCGCCGGCCCCCGGCCCGAAGCCGAAGCCGACCGGATGCCGGTGCGGCTGCACGAACGGCAAGATCAAGCCCGACGGCCGGATCGAGATCCCCTGCGAATGCTCGACCGGCTGCACCTGCAAGGCGGCGCGGTGCACGAGCGGCAACTGCCCCCGCTGAAATCGTCCTACCGTAGGACAGCCGAAACTTTTCCGGGGGTGGTGCCGGCTGGCATTCTCGCGAGCGTCGGCCCGAACACCCCGCACGCAAGGACGCGAACCATGCCCAGCCCCAAGCTCGCTCGACTCCAGGACGAAACCGTCGCCATCGAGAACGAGATCAACGATCTCCGTTCCGTGACCCCGGCCGACGACGCCGACAAGAAGCGGATCGAGGAGCGGCTCGCCGCCCTGTCGAACCGGGCCGGCGAGATCGCAGCCGAGGCGAAGGGCGAGCGGGCCCTCGACGACAAGCTCGCCGCGCTGCGGGCCGTCCGGACCAGCGACTCCGAGCCCCGCGGCGATGAGCCGAAGGCCGACGAGCCGGCGCCCCGGTCGGACATCCGCTCCGGCGTCCGGGCGTTCTCCTCGGTCAAGGCCGCGGCTCTGGTCGGCGGCTACCTCCGCCAGCTCTTCACCGGCGAGGTCCGGGCGATGGGCGAGACGAGCAGCACCTACGACGCGAAGGGGGCCGAGTACGTCATCGGCGAGCTGTTCGCGGCGATCGTGAACCGGCTCCAGTACAGCTCGGTCGCCCTCCAGCTCGCGACCGTCGTCACCCCGCGCGGGGCGAAGATCTCGTTCCCGAAGGTCGGCGACGCGACCGCGTCGTTCGTGGCCGAAGGGACGGCGACCACGGATCAGGATCTGGCGACGAGCATCGCGGACCTGACGCTCTACGAGATGCGGGCCTCGTGCGCCGTCTCGCGGGCCCTCCTCGAGGACAGCCCGATCGACGTCGCCGGCCTCGTGGCCGAGCGGTTCGCCCTGGCCTACGCCCAGAAGTTCGACGCGGTCTGGCTGGGCGGCAACGCTTCCAGCCCGTCGATCACCGGCCTCGCGGCCGCCGTGGCCGGCGGGAACACCATCACCGTGGCGGCCAACGCCGCGACCTCGCTCGCGAACCTCGCCGACGTCGTCGGCAAGGTGGACGAGACCGTGATGGGCACCGCCTCGTGGGTGGTGTCGAAGGCCGGCTGGGTGGACCTGATGAAGCTTTGGTCGGCCCAGCAGACGACCACGACCGTGGGCGGCGGGCGGATCGTCCCGACCGTGTTCGGTGCCCCGGTGTACCTCGTCAAGGGCCTGCCCTCGACGACGCTCGCCCTGTACGGCGATTTCATGATGGCTTCGGCTGTCGGCGTGAAGGACGGCGGCCTGGAGATCGAGGCCGGCCGCGAGATCCTGATGCGGAACCGCCAGGTCCTCTACGTCGCGAACACCCGGTTCGGCGTGGCGAACCACGCCCCCGAGTTCGTCGGCCGGCTGGCGAAGGCTGCGTCCTGAACCTGACCGCGTGAGTGCAAACCAGGCCCGGGGGCCGGCAGGGATGCCAGCCCCCGGGCCGCCCCGTATCCGGAGGCCCCATGCAGACCGAGCCCCTCCGCCTGACCAGGAACTACCGCGGCTACCGCCGCGGCGAGGTGATCCAGGCGACGGCCGGGCTGGCGAAGACGCTCGTCGAGGCCGGCGTCGCGGAGCCGGTGAAGGCCGCCCCGCGGATCCCGGGCCTCGAGGTCGAGCGGGCGGTCGAGTCGGTCGTGATCGAAACGAGGTGATCCCGTGTCGGTCATTCCCGCCCAGCCGAACACCGCCGCGAAGAACCTGATCATCACGCCGCTCCGCGGCATGGGGTCGGCGAAGGTGGACCTCGTCAGGAACGGCGCGAGCGTCGTCGTGACCGTGACGTTCGTCGCCGGCCTGAACTACTCCGCCTGGAACTGCTACGCCGCGGCGACGGCGGCCGACGCCGGGAAGACGATCCCGATCACGCCCGTGATCACGACCGACGGCTCCGGCCGGCGGGTGGTGACGCTGACGTTCGTCCCGGCCACGTTCTACGGGATCTCCGGCCTCGACTTCGACTCGCGCTACGTCGCCTACCCGCGGTCGTTCCGGATCGAAGCCTGGCACGAGAACGTGATCGGCGGCAAGGTCTACGCCGACATCTTCCTCGGGGGCACCGTGTCGCTCACGACGGCCCAGCCGAACTACCTCCACTCGGTGACCCAGGCATGAAACCAGACACCCTCCGCGTGATCCAGTGGCCGGTGATCGAGCCCGTGAGCCTCGTCGAGGCGAAGGCCCAAGTCGGCCTGATGCCAGACCAGGCCGACCACGACACGCTCCTCCTGGGGAAGATCGCCGCCGGTCGCAGGCTGATCGAGCGGCGGCTCGGTCAGACGCTCGTGGCGACCCAGTACCGGGCGACCTGGGCGACGGCCCCGGCCGTCCTGACGCTCCCCGCCCCGCCGCTGCTGGTGGACGCGACCTACCCGCTCGCGGTCACGGTGGACGGCGTGGCCGTGGCGGCCGGCGACCTCGAGGTCGACGCCGACGCGATGCCGGCGACCGTGACGCTGCCGACCGGCACGGTGGGGCGGGTGGTCGCGACCTACTGGGGGGGCGTGGCCCCCGGGACGCCCGTCGCCCCGCAGATCCGGGCGGCCCTGCTGATGTACGTCGAGCACCTGTTCAAGAACCGCGGCGTCCTCGCGGAGGACACGGCGGTCGAGCTGCCGCAGGCCTTCGAGGCCCTGCTCGCCAGCGAATCCCACGACGGGGGCTGGTGAGATGGGGCTCCCGTCCGGACTGCTTCGCGAGGTGTTCGCGATCGAATCGCCGACCGAGACCCGGAACGCCCTCGGGGAGAGCGTCCAGGCGTGGACCGAGGTCAGCCGCGTCTACGGCTCCTATGAGGCGGTGAGCTACTCGGAGCAGCAGCGGCGCGGCCAGATCGGCGGCTCGACCCAGGCGACCGTCCGGATCCGCTACGTCGAGGGCCTTCGCGGGAACTGGCGGCTGCGGTGGGTGAGCCGTGGCGACCGGCTCCTCTACATCTCCGCGGTCGTCGAGAAGGGCGCCCGCGAGGAACACGAGCTGACCGTCGAGGAGCAGGCGACATGATCGCGCTCAACTGGCGGGGCATGTCGGGCCAGGTGGGGGCGCTCATGGCCCGCTATGACGAGCTGCCGCGGCACATCGCGAAAAAGCATCTCGGGGCCGCGATGAAACGGGCCTTGAAGACCGGCGTCCCGGTCCTGCGGAAAAACACCCCGAAGCGGAAGAAGACGCTCCGCGCGTCGGCGGTGACTCGCGACACTCGCGGCCGGTTCACGAAGGGCTCTGGCAAGATCAAGAACATCGCCGGCAACCTCCGCCGGGCGGCGACCGTGAATTCCAAGTACGCCGGCAAGAACCGCGACGGATTCGTGATCGGCCGGCTGGGCTACAAGTACGGAACCGAGAGCCGGAAGGCGATCTGGCTGGAGTTCGGGACGGCTCAGATCGAGCCGCGAAAGATCATGGAACGGACCCACGCCCAGGTGAAACAGCCGGCGTCGAAGATGCTCGTCGGCGAGATGCGAAAGGCCCTCAACAAGGCATGCGCAGAACTGGCCGCCGGGAAGAACCCGGGAGGCAACCCCGGCTTCCGCCGCAAGAGGTGACCCCATGCCGATCCCCACGAACTACACCGAGGGCTGGCTCCGCGACACGATCGAGGCCGCGGCCGGGTGCCCGGCCTACCCGCTGGCCGTCCCCGAGGGCGTCCTGCCGCCGTTCGTGATGTACGGCCAGGCGGGGCAGGAAGACCTCCAGACCCTCGACGAGGGATTCGGCTCCGTGACCCTGGTGCAGGGCACCTATTCCGTCTCGATCTGCGCCGACGGCTACCTCCAGGCGAAGCAGCTCGCCCGGCTGATTCGGGCCGCGCTCCGAAACTTTACCGGGGTGGCGGGCGACTTGAAGATTCACGAAACGACGATCACCGGCCAGCAGGACGGCGACGCGGTGTTCCTCGAAGGCCGCGACATCCCGACCTACATCGTCGAACAGACCTACGCGATCACCTGGGAGGAATGAACCATGCCCGATCCCGTGACCTGGATCAGCTCGCAGGGGACGACGTTTTCGTTCGCCGGCGCGACCTACAAGTGCATCGACATCAACCAGGAGGGCTCGGCCCCCAGTCGCGAGCGGATCGACCTCTCGACGCTCGACCTCGTCGACGGGGCCGAGAAGGTCTACGCGAACGCCCCGCTCAAGGATCCGGCAGATCCGAAGAAGGTGACGATTCAGTTCCGCTGTCACGGCACGGCCACGCCCCCGACCGAGGGTGCCGAGGCCACGCTCACCACGACCGGCGGCAGCGGGACCTACCGGTGCACGGCGTCGAGCATCAGCCGAAAGACCGGCGCGTTCGTCGAGGGCTCGGCCACGTTCGAGCAGGTCCTGTCCTGATCCGGGGGTGATCCGTGCCCCTGCCCGCGAGTAGCCATCCGTGCATCGTCACCTTCGCCGGCGTCCAGATCGGCGCGCTGACCGGGTTTGACTCGGAGGCCGCAGCCGGTCAACTCCAGGACGTCACCCACGGCGACAGCCAGGTGGTCGGCTACGGAGAGGCCTCGCGGGTCCTGAAGGAATGGGACTGTACCTCGATCGAATCGGCGACGGCGTCCTTCCAGTTCTGGGGGCCGCCGTCGTTCGCGATCACGGACGTCGGGATGCGTGGGCTGCTCACGTTTTCGGCCCCAGGGAATACCTACTCCGGAGAGGCGATCCTCACCCGCTGGAGTCATTCCGGCAGGAAGGGGGAGTTCGCCACCGGCTCCTGCTCGTTCCAGCTCACAGGAAGGCGATGACATCATGACGACGATCACGACGTTCGACGATCTCCTCGCGCTCGGGAAAACCGGCGCCCCGATGGCTTACTTCTGCAGGGCGTGGAAGCGGACGGTCCTCATCAAAGACCCGACCGCCGACGACCTCGACACCTGGCGGATGTACTGCAACCGGAACAAGGCGGCCGACGCCCCGTTCTCCGCGCGGCTGCTCCAGATCATGCTCGTCAACGAGAAGGGCGAGCCAATCATCCCGCCGAGCGACGAGGGCCTCGACGCCGTGGCGATGATGCCGGCGGCCGGCGTGGCCGAGGTGGCCGAGGCGGCCATGAAACTGATGAACGGGCCGACCGAGGACGAGGTCGAGGAACTGGAAAAAAACTCCGACGCCAGCCGCTCGAGCTGATGCTCTACCGGCTGGCTCTGGAGGCGGGCGTGATCAACGTCGAGGAGGAACTGAAACCACGGATCAAGCGGTCACAACTGGCGCGGTGGGCGGCCTACTACCGGGTCGAGCCGTGGGGCAACCCGTGGCGCCGGGCGGGTCGGATGACCGCCCTGATCCGGGCGGCGCTCGGGTGCCGGTATGACCGGGGCGATGAGGAGCGGTTCCTGCCCAGTTATCGCGAGGGAGACGAAAGCCGGCCGGCGGTGCCGCAGACGGACGAGGAGATCGAGGCGGCTCTGGCCGCCCTGCCCGGGCTGACGAGGGAGCGGACATGGCGGACATCGGCAAGGTACGCGCAGTATTCACGGCCTCGACGAGCGGGCTCGTCTCGGGCGTGAATCAGGCCGTCGGCAGCATGTCGAAGATGGAGGCCGCTGTCGGCAGCCTCCGGAGCGGGATGACCGCGCTCGTCGCGATCCAGGGGGCCCAGCTCTTCGCTTCGGTCGCCGGGGCTGTCTCCCGCGGCGTGTCGTCGATGGTCTCCTACGGGCAGGCCCAGGCCGAGGTGATCGACCAGCAGAGCAAGCTCGCGGCCCGGCTCGGGATGACGCTCGGAGAGTTTTCCGGGCTCGCCCTCGCCGGCGACCTGGCCGGCGTCAGCATGGAGACGATCGCGAAGGCCGCGACGAAGGCCGACATCATGTTCGTCAAGGCGTCGCAGGGCTCGAAGGTGGCCCAGGCGGCCTTCGCCGGGCTCGGCCTTTCCGTGGACCAGCTCGGGGGCCTGTCGGCCTCGGAGCGGTTCGACGCGATCGCGGCGGCGATCGCGAAGCTGCCGACCGAGGCCCAGCGGGCGGCGGCGGCCGTCCAGGTCTTCGGCAAGTCGGGCGTCGATCTGCTCCCGCTCTTCTCCCAGGGGGCCGAGGGGATCGCCCAGGCCCGCGAGCAGGCCGAGCGGCTGGGGTTGACGCTGACCAACGCCCAGGGGCAGGACGTCGAGGCGATGAACGACGCCTTCACGATGGCCGGCAAGGCGATCGAGGGCGTCGTGAACCAGGTCGTCGCCTACCTGTCCCCGGCCGTGAAGGAGGTCGCCGACACGTTTACGAACCTCGTCGGCTCGATGGGCGGCGCGAACCTCGGCCAGGCGATCGGCGACGGGATCCTCCAGGGGGCGAGGTTCCTCGCCGGGATCGGCGACTGGCTGATCTCCAACCTGTCGAGCGTCTGGGAGTACGTCTCCCAGGTGGGCGGGCAGTGGGGATCCGTGGCCGACGCGATGAATCGGATCGCCGCATTCCTGTCGGGCGTGTTCAACGCCGCCCAGGCCGGCTTGGGGATGATCGTCCTCGGGTTCGGCGCCGCCTTCGAGGGGCTGGCGACGATCGCTCAGCAGATCGGCAAGTTCCTCGGGTTCGACACGGCGGCCCTCGACTCGGTTGTCGCCGGGGCGAAGGCCTTCAACGCGGAGATCACGAAGGGCATCGAC